AGATAGATTATTTCACCAGACCCTTTATTTATCTCACTATCAGATAACCCTTGTGCAAACGTTGTACCTAAATTAATGACTTTGTTTCCATTTGGGTTTATTGTAGCATCAGAAAAAGAAATATCTATCGCTCCAGAAAAAGATGATGCTGTTCCTACTACATTATTTGAAGTAATTGCGTTTTCAAATCCATATACTCTACCAGTTGTTGATATTCCTGAATAATCAGTTTGATCGAGAATTGTTCTATTAAAATTCAAAGATCTATCTCTAAAGTACTTCATAACTTTAGTTTCAATATCATATGATGCAACAAAACCAGTTGCTACCTTTCCATTAAGTGGGGTTACAGTAAGAGTTTGTTTTATCTCTTCACCAATTTTAGGAGAAGATCCAGTCACGGTACTAAATTTTATTGCTTGTAAAGATGAGTAAGTATTATCTGTATAAGTTATTGCTGTACCAACTTTAGTTGGATTTTTAACAATTCCCACCTGTCCAAATTTAGTATCAATTGGAAAATCTTTTGTAGAATCATCAAATCTAGCATAAACAATTACTCTATCAGTTCCCAATTCAGTATACACATCATTTCCATGACCTAATTTTGGTGGAATGATTGGAATTAATTTTGCTCTTTGATTAGTAGCAACATTACTATTAAGAGTTCCTAAATCAACAAGTGCGTAACTATAACCCTTTCCACCAGCACTTACTGTAACATTAGTTATTGTACCAGCAGTATCTACATCAACTCTTGCCTTTGCACCTGAACCATCACCAATAATGTCCACTTCTTGACCTTGACCAACTGCATAATTAGATCCACCATTTTCAATATAAACGTGTTTGATTTGATTTTCATTTACTGATGAGTCTCCATTTTCACGCACTGCTCTTATTTGAGCATCGGTTGAAGAAGACCAATTGTTCGGGACAGTGATAAACTCAGTTGAGTCAAATTTAATAATATCACTAGGTGAAACAGTGAAAAGATACTTCCAAACATATCCATCGCCACTATTCCCTGCTTTTGATGGTTCCAAGTCTGTAAAGGTGGGTTCGTCCTGTGATACGTTTCCAAGAGGGTTAGTTCCACTTGATCCATTATCAATACAAACGTAAACTTTGAAGTCGGAATTAAGTACGTAGTAGTTCGCATCATACAATCTGTTTGCTTTAGTTAAAGGACTTTGATTAGTAGCACTATAATCATCTCTGTATATTTCATATCTATTTCCAGATATCCAATCTACCCTTCTTATAATTCTTCTTATATTTGCTGATGATACCTTTTTACCAAACATCATAGTATCACCAGAGTGTGCTCTGTATGAAAAACTATCTATAGGTGCAGGAGTATTTGAGTTCCAATCCCCTGATCTTCCGTAACCCACCACAGTATCTGATCCTGTTGGATTTGTTAATCCAACAAAAACATAGTATGAATTATTTGTATTTTCTACTGATTCAACAAAATTATTTGCGTTCAGAATTCTAAATTGGTCAGTAACAATTGCCGACATCTTAAAATTTTACTTTTCTTTTTATTTATAGTGGTTATTTAATCAAAGTCCAAATACTCTGATCGCACCAGAGGATCTAAGACCTCTATGCGATGTTGAATTATAATTTTTTCTTTGAATGGTGGGGAATGTTGTTAATCCAGTATTTACAGTTAATCCAGTAACACCTATTGAAATAGGATTATTTGAACGAACTTGAGTGCTAGTATCGGTTCTAAACAATCTTCCCCAACTTAATCGACCCAATGATGTTGTGACACCTGCTGCACCTACACCACCTGCAAATCCTTCTGGACCAGGATAATGGAAACCAGTAGTAGGTAATCCAATATTTCCAATATTTGAACCATTTTTAACATTGCAAATAATTTCACCATCTTCACCTCCACCAGTTGTAATAGATGCAACCTGATAAACGTTATCTAAGAATGTTGTTCCTATACCAACTATGGAGGAGTTGTGACCACCTACGGATGTAACTCCATGACCAACTGATGTATCTCGTATAAAGACTGGATATCCAGCTTGTAGACTTGATGCTGCTTTTGTTGCTCTAAAGAAGAATTTAAGTGCAGTTTGTCCACTTACTGTAACACTTGAAATACCAGTGATAATTCCAGTATATCCTTCTACTTTGTTTATTGATGTAATCTTCTCAGTTTTGAATGTAGGTAACTCTATGATAACTTCAGGAGGATTAGAATGTGTATAACCAAATCCAACAGCAGTAAGAGGTGTATCGCTAACTGATCCATTTGTTATAATGGTTGTTGCAAACGCTGTAGAACCTATACCAGTTGTAGTTCCTGAACCAATTGGTGGACGAATTGTGATACTTGGTGCTGATAAGTAACCAGAACCAGTATTTGTTATATCAATTGAAATAGTTCCAGCAGCAGAAACAATCGCAGTTGCTGACGCACCAACATTAATTTTCCCTGATGTGATTAGAGCATCAACATCAAACGCTGATAATCCATAAACATCATCTTCGTAAATAAATGACTCAACTTCATCAACAAATATACTATTTGCACTATTTGTTCCAGAAACTATCGATAGGTCTCCAATAATTTTCGCAGTTGGATAAATTTGTGGTTCAATTGAGGGTCTAGATTTGTCAATTACTTGACCATTTACAACTAAATCAACTTTTTGTTTAGTCCATCTTATTGGTTTTTCATTTACTTCATCAACACCTAATCCAGTATAGATATTAGTTTCAACTAAATCTGCACCTAATATCTCTTTAACAACTCTCTCACCTGTTTGTGATGTAGTTATACCTATTGGACTCTTTGTAATTTTTAATTCATCACCAATCTTAATAGTCTCTTGAACATCAACTATATCTACATCTACCCCATCTTGACCCTTGTAGAAGAATATATCAACTTTATCATGATCATTAGCACCTGGTGAACTTTCGCCAGTAGGTGCTTCTTCAAATGTAAATGTGGTGCCACCTTCAAACGAATAAGATTGACCTGGTTTTTGTAGAACACCATTAACAAATATCAATAAAACAGCATCTAGATCAATCAGTGCGGATTGTGAATTTGTGCTATCTTTTTCAAAACTTAATAATTGACCATTAAAGAATAGTGGGAACCTAACTCTCGAACCATCTTGTAAATTTTTAATATCATCAATGAAATCTATCTCACCAAATTGCCAAGCAGAAAACTTGTCGTTAAATATTCCTAATACTTCAAGTTCAAACTCATTAATTGGTTTTGTTAAATGTGCAGCGGTCACTAGTCCAACAGGTTTAAATTTATCACCAATCTTAAATGAATGACCAGGTCTTGCTATTGAGAATTTAGATATTTCAAAAGTAGTTGAACCTATTCCAACAGTGGTTCTAGATGCTCCTACTTCTACATCAATTAACAAGTTAGATCCAGTATCTGTTGTTTGACCAACACCTAACCTTGATACACCAACTACAGGTAGATTATCATAATTAGGTTCTGGAATTATTATTTCTGGATTTACATAACTCGTTCCAGCAGAAACAATATTAAATGCTAATGTTCCACCTACACCAACAGTAGCAGTTACATTCGCACCAGTTCCACCTCCACCACCTTGACCAACGAAGAATGTGATTGTATTGATCGTAGTTGCTCCTATACCAGTCTGTATACCTGCAAATGGATCTTTACCACCTACACCATCAGATGCAATTCCTTTAGTTTTAGATACTTCACGAGGATAAGGATGATTAGAGAAGAAATCATCTTTTGAACACTTGAATACTAATCCACCAGTGTCAATACCAACAGTGTCACTGGTTGTAAACGTATGATTTGGTATGGTTAGTATTAAATTACCAGTATGAGAAATATATTGTGCGTCTGTGGCAGTAAATCCTTGACTTGCTGCTCCTGAGAATGCAGTTTTCTTAATTGATCCAATTCCAGAACTTACGAATCTATGTTCATATGCTTGATCTGTTACACCAATCGCAACTGATCCACCACGATATCCTGAACCAAAATTAAGATCTTCAAAAAATTCATATGCCTCACCACCACCAACATAAGTGTGAACGATTGTACTAGGACCTGCTTGGACTTGGAAAGTTCTATCAGATACAATTCCAACTAAGAATAATGGTCTCTCATGATCTTGGAATATTGTTGTTGTAACACCACTGTAACCAACACAACTAAATTCTAAATTTTTCAGTTTTACAGTATTAGGTCTTTCTTGTCCAAATCCATGAACAGTATTTGTAGTGACAGTAATAATACCAGTGATATTATCATATGCAGCAGTTTGAATACCTAAGTTAAATCCTGATGATGTACCAATACCAACAATACTTGTTAAACCACCAGCATTATTTTTAAATGCTTTGACTTTTGCACCGTGTAATGGTGCATATCCAAGTCCAGCGGTTGACCCTAGTGAAACTATTATTCCACCTCTTGGAACTTGGTTTTGATTTATATCAGATTCTGAAACTATAAAATCACCATTAGTTGATGTTATACCAGTAAATTCAACAGTAGATATACCTGCTGTTGTATCTGCTATAAATTCATAATTATTACCTGCATTATTTAAAGTTTTTGGTGTTTGGAACACTCCATTTATGAAGAGAACTCCATTTCCAACACCTATACCTGAAGAAGTATTTGCTCCACCAACTTTAAGACTGTATGTTTTTCCGATTCCAGTAAAGTCGTCTGATATATCGTCAAACAACATATTAGTAGTATAATCACTTCTTAAGAAAGTTCTACCACTAAAATCAGCTTTTACAAAAGGTAAGTTTGTATCGTCTCTTCTTGATCTGGTATTTCCTTTTGGTGGATCTGTAAAATGTAAGGTGCTATCAACAATATTAATTGATCCTCTATGTAATCTAGCTTCAACTCCACCTGTATGAGTTGTTGCTGCGATACCTAATTGACCTCTTCTTACTTTAACTGATGGTAAAGTTGCAATACCTGCTGCAACATCTGTTGCATCGTTTATTGTGCCTGTTGGAGTGCTTGAAAAACCAACTTCAGTCACAATCATAAATTCATTATTTACTTTTAATATATCAGAAGTTGTTATAGATCCTATACCACTTAAAATAAATTGTGTAAGACCAACTCCAATATTGTTATTATGGGTGAAACCATCAAAAACTCCTAAAGTATGAGATATTTTCGTAAATGTAACAGGTTGTTGAACTACACCATCTAATCCAATAATAGTTTTTGTCAATTGTTTAGTCATTGACAATTTATGTAAATTACCAGAACCACTACCAGTAAATGTTACTGCAGCACCAGATGAGACATATTCTGGTCTTGTATATAATTCAAATTTATTTTCATCAATAACTTTTGCAAATACAGTGCTAGGTAATATAGTTGTTACAACACCTGCTGTATTAGTTGTTTGACCGATAGAAACTGCAGTAGCTGCTATACCAGTAAATGTTGATCCAGGTGTATATGTTAATTCCTCATTAGTGTTAAAGAAATGATTAGGGATATTGAACAAACCTGTGCTCTTAACTAATCCAACACCATCTGTAATTGAATTTATTCCAACTGGATTAAATTCTTTTATATAAATCGGCACTCCCTCATATTTCAAATCAAACGCTGTTTTATTTGCTCTTAAACCACTCAAACCATCGTATGATGATAGGAATAACTTTTCTGTAACTCTTCCGTGTGTGAATTCTTGAGGTACATTAGAAAAATCATTAGCAGTATAGAATATTTGATTGAAAGATTGAACTTCAATTAATGAATCAAACTCAGCGTCTGGATAAAATCTTAAATTAATATTACTACCAGATATTTCACCTCCAAAAGTACCAATACCAGTGGTAGATCCAGCAGAAACAAATGGATACTGAACAGTTAAGATATCATCTTCATCTCTTAGTGAAATAATTTGATGTATTGCAGATGTTTCTCCACAAGATACTCTTACAATCGACTTAACAGAACTATCATTATCTTTGCTTATTGTATTGTAAGTTATTGTACTCGCTGTCCCAGTTGCATATTTTGATTCAAATCTAGCACTTCTCTCCGTACCAGGTGGTTGACCAATAGTCAAAAATCTATGTGTTCCAATTCCAGTTGTAGTAGTTCCTAATCCAACAACGTTTGCTCTTACTTCGAGTGGATTTACTCTATCATTTTCGCATTGTAGTTTGATTAAATTATTTTCAAATCTAGCTGTTATTACACCAACTGACGAATTACTTACTCCTAAAGAAGTATCAATATATGTTTGTGTTGTTGTAGTTCTTGTTCCATCAAAATCTACAATTACTTCATTGTAATTTATTTCTTTAGTAATGCTATCTTGAACAAAAATGTTTGCATAAAGACCATTAAAATCAGTATTAGGGAATTGGACAATAGTGGTCGTAGTAATTCCACTAGTTGTGCTATCTACTCCAACATTTGAACCCACTAAATCAATTTGACCAACAGACTGTGTTCCAATACCAATTAAATCTGAATTGAAGTCTATTTTTAGTATTTTAATATCATGATCTTTAGTAAATTTTTCGTTTGGTGTAAATATAAGATTTTTTTCTCCAGATGAAGTAATTTCAGTAGAAAACTCACCCAATTCTAAAGTTGTAAAATCAGTTGTTTTTTCAAGCAAAAACGCATTATTAGTTGTGGTTAATGTTATAAGTTCTGAGAATTGAATATCAGATGTATCAGGATCAACAATTTGTATTAGATAATTTCCAAAATCCTCTGTAAGTTCTTCTATGATCGTGTTGTTTTCTTGGAAACCTGTACTTGAAAACTTATCACTGATATCATCATGAACTAAAACTCTATTTGTTTTACATCTTGTAAAGTCTGTTAGCACTTTATTTGATAATTCAATAAATTTAGATCTGTTAACTCTTGTATCATAGTCTCTGACAAAATCAAAATTATTGATAGCATCAACTCTCTGCTGTTCCTCTAAATCTAAAACATTAAGCACATCAAGAACTATTAAATCATTTGTTATAGCAGTTGTCCCAATACCAACAGAAACTTGACTTTCAATTGAAGTATCTGCAAAATTTTTCAATCCAGCAGGATGAACAAGACGATTTACAGGGTTAACAAATTTATCCCATTCAACTGTACTTTTAATAGTGTATGATAAATTTTGATAATAATCATTATCAGGAATTACTTGATAATCTTCATTTAATTTACCAATATCATCTAACCAACCATATTCTTGTCTATTTGAAAAATCTGTTTTAAATTTTGCTTTATTTAAAACTAAACTTGTTATTTCTGCAGAAACATTACTCGATCTTCCTAAAATCCTATCACCTACTTTTAAATCAAATTTACCATCAATTTTTATATAATCATCTCTTATTTCGACCACTAACAAATCTGTTTTTACAGAATTAACAATTAAACTCTCATTTAATTCAAATACACCTCTAGATTGAATAGGTTCAATAATTGGATAATTTAATTTATTAATAATTGAGGCATATCCTGATTGAAAAGTTTTAGCTATACCAGGATTAGTAGTTAAACCTGCTAAATTAAATTTAAGTATTGCTTGTGTTCCTGCGATATAATCAGTAATTTCAAAGAAATTATAATTATAATTTTCTGAATTGAAACCATCGCCTTCTACAGTTACATTTGTTGATATACCACCTTGAGTTGCACCAACACCAATTTCTCCTATTCTTTGTATTCCTTCAACAAAAATTTCATCTCCTATCGCAAAAGGTTGTGGATCAACAAATCCATTCATAGGAGTTTCTAAGAAACAAGTAACTAGTCCAGAAGAACTTGATTGTATTGAATTTATACCAATACCATTTGAATTATTGATAGCAACAATTTTATGATTTAGTGAGTCTAGTCCAGTAACAGGAGCAATGACTTTTACATCTGATATTGTTTGGTTAGGTGCGATTGGTTGTAGTGAAGAATTATCAACAACTAAGTTTCTATTAGGATTAAAAACGAGTAAATTAGGAGCGTTTATATAATTAGAACCACCACTTATAATATTAACGTCTTCGATAACATCAAGATTATCAATATTTACAACAGGCGATATAAATGCCTCTGGACTTAGAGTTTTATCTGAAGAATACTCATATCCAATATCAATGATTCTTACATCATTTATTCTACCGATTGAATTTGAAACTGCAATTATATTAGCATTCTTTCCATTAGAACTGATAATTGACTTAAATTTAGGAAGTTTTTTATAATTGAAACCAGGTGAAATTATTTTAAAATCTTTAATTGCTCCTTGCACATTTTCTGATCTTGTGGTGTATTCTAATTTTTCACAATCAGTATCCAAATATGTTGTGAGTTCTGGAACTAAGGGTGATATTTTAAATGTTTCATTTGTAACATCAAAAATTTTATACTCATCATTGTAAATACTATCAACAAATCTTATCTCTGAATAATTATCAACTGCAGTATCAGATGTGCTTATATATCCACCTTTCAATAAACCATAATATAATCTATCAGGAGTATTTTTTGAATATTGAATAGAGAGTTGAGCACCAATTGGATCAGTATTATTAGTGCCTATACCAATAGTTCCAACTCCGATTACATTAAATGTTGAGGAATCTTGTGAACTTAAAAATTCATTGGTCAATTCTTTATCATAAAATACTTTAAAATCAAAATTAGACAAAGTTGTGCTTGATAATCCAAAAGTTAATTTTGAATTTTTTACAACATCAATTCGAGGATTTATTAAAGAGATAGATTGATTTGCTCCACCAGTGTTTGCTGTGATAGAAACTATATTTACAGGGGTTATGTTTAAATCATTTTTTGTCTCTGCAAGTTGAAAATATCTGTCACTGATTTTATTAACATAATAATCACCAGTTGATAATCCAGTGGCTCCTCCATCATAAAATACTTTATCGCCAGTTTTAAGTCCATGATCACTTATGTCAATTCTATTTGTTTCTACATCTGATGCTGAAAAATTGATTGGATTGATTAGTAATTTTTCATATTCAGAATTATAACTTACAGAAATTGGTGTTGTTGTCCCAATTCCAACAGATAATTTAGGGACAACATTCATTTTAATTATATCGCCTTCTCTTAGATTATGAGTAGTTGTATTTGCAGCAGAAACATTAGTTGTAACAGTTGTTGTAACTTTATCAATATCTCCTATTACTTGTTCGTGATTAGATGAGAAATAATATAAACCAGATGCAATTCCAGAGGTTGATCCTTTTGAGTAGAAGAATAAACCCTCACTTGTGCTTCCAATTCCAACTTTTGTAGTAAGTATACCAACATAATCTTCACCTTTGTTTACGATATAAACATCAAGTGAATTTTGTCCTATGTGAGGAACTTTGAATTCAGCAACGTTAGGTGTTCTACCAACATCAAATCTATTAGCACCATTATTTTTAAATAAAGTAACCTTTTGACCAGTTTCAAATGGATGATTTGGTATGTGTATTGTTCTAGTAGGTATTGATAAATCTTGTACCACTTCTCCAACAATATATTTTACACTAGTTGCACTACCAGGCGTTGTACCAACACCTACTGATTGAGGACCATTAAAATATACTATGTCGTTTTTCTTGGATTCAAATTTAGTAGTTTTAACTGGAATATTAATTTGGTTGTTTAATACATCAATTGTTGATCCTACAGTGTGAGCAATACCTATTGATCCTGCCTCATTTCTCTGTACTCTAATAACTTTTCTTACATCATAAACATTTAATACTCTTACAATTTCAGACCCAACTCTTAGTGATCCACCTATTGATACTGTGTTTGGAATATCTGTAACGTAAATATCTTCAATAAGTCCCAAAGCATTTCCAACTGCCATAGTTTTTGCTAAACCTATAGTATCAGTAGAAACTCCAACTTTAAATGATCCTGTTAAATTAACAATACTAGTGTTCAATCCTGATACTGATATTGAAGTTTGATCATTTAATTCAAAGAAAGGAAGTAAATTTGCAGTTACATTATTACTATCTTTCCAAGTAAATACTGCATTTTCAAATTTATCTAAAGTTGTATCAATTCTTGATACACCAATACCAACTAATTCATCAACTTTGGCACTAAAACCAGATCCATTTGTACCTGTATTATCAAAAACAGTTAGATCTCCAACTTTATATCCCTCACCACCATCTAAAACAGTTACATCATTTATGTCACCCTTTGTCACCGACTCAATTTTTGAGATTTGTCTAATTGTTTCGTTTGACTCAGTAATAAAATCATTATCACCAAATTCTTCATCAACAAGATATGGTAATGTATTTCTTAGTAAATTTGAATTATTAAAATCAAAATCATGATCTAAAACAAGATTATCATTTATTAAAGGAGATCTGTAAGTATTTCCTATAAAATATGGATATTTACCCTCTAATTTTCCAGTTGCTGATGATACTCCTACGGAAGCAAAATATGCATAAATTCCATTTGGAAACTCTGGTGTTTTACAAAATCTACCATTGTGTATATCTAAGTCGCCTGATCCATCATATACAAAATCATTTACGAAAAATCCACCTTTAAATCCAGTTGGTCTATTTTCAACTTTTGAAATATCAAGTTTATATGAGGGAGATAATATTTTTAAATCAGAATTTATATTATCTGGATCAGAATATCCAAATGGACCGTATATTGGATTTCCATCATATGCCCATCCAATAATAGGTGAGTGAGCAGTTATTTCATCAAAATCACCATTATTCTTTATCGAAAAAGTATTCTCTAAAGAATTAACAATATCTTGAGAATATCCAAGAATACTAAATCCAAATGATTCTTTTCTAGATGTAAGATTAAAATCTCCAAATCTTTCTGCCCTATTTAATTTTAGAGGTCTAACTACTGCTCCAAGAACTCCATTTGACCCTCTAGGTATTGCCCTTATCTCTGTAGTTGATGCATTGTATCCTAAACCAGAGTTTATTACAACAGCATTAATAATTTGTCCATTTTCTACTATTGGTCTAACAATAGCTCCTGATCCAGTTCCAGTGTCCTTAATTTCTAAATCAGGAGTAGAAAAATATCCTTCACCTTTTCCTACAACTGCTACATCAACAATTCTTCCGTTTACAATAATAGGTTTGATTTCAGCATTTTTACCAGTAAGAATTTTTACATTAGGTTTTATCTGGTGATTTAAAATTGTAGATCCATAATTTGATCCCTTATCATATAGATACGTATCTATTATTTGACCTTTTACAACAGGAGTGAGGTTAAATGATCCAGTGACTGTAGATCCATATGATACTTCAATATTTACTTTAATTTCAGGATAAAAGAATTCCTGAAAACCAGATCCTGAAGATGATATATTAACATATTTTTTTCTCTCTAAATTTACTAAATTTGAAGTTAGTTTAAATGAATTATCATCAACTTTTACAACACGATATTGATTCGATGTGCTTAATCCAGATATTATTGATCCACCAGACTCAAAATTATATTCAACAATATCTTCGGTTTCAAAACCATGATTTGTAAAATTAATTGTATCATAAGATGTAGAAATTCCTGTTGGATTAACTCTTAATTTGCGATTTGTATATCCAGAACCTTTCTCTAAAACTTTAACTGAAATAAGAGTTGTTCTATTTTCTGTTCTAAAACGATGAATTCCACTTGCTCCTGTATCTGTAGATAATCCAACAGTATTAATACCAGCAATACCTGCAAGGGCATCCTCTCTTGTATAAAATATTCTAACAGTGCTTGGATTTACCACTCTTACAAAATATGGATCACCATCAGATAAAGTGCCTGTAATAATATTATTTACATCATATGGGGCACCAATACCTATGGGTGAATTTTCATTACTACTGTAATAAACTAATTGTCCATTTTCTAGATTATGATCATCTTTAAAAGTAATCGTTTCATTATTAATATCAATACCACCGTTGAAAAATATGTCTCTACTATCAAATTCTATAAATCTATTTCTTATACCAACAACAGGTTGTAAAATACATCCAGATCCATTACCTCCTGTTACTGAAATACTTTTTACAGACTCAATATCAAATTTTTGTGGATCGACTATAATTTCTTCAACACTACCTCTAATAACTGGTTGGACTAGAGCAGTTGTTCCTGAAGAACTTTCTACACTTATTGAAGGTGGATTGACTACATCATAATCTCTTCCTCCATTTAAAACATCTACTGATTCTAAATTTCCATAATATATTACATCATCGGATATTGGAGATCTAATTTGTACACCATCTCTTAATATTCCTATATCATTGATTGGTGTTTCATGTTTTGAAGATATTGATAAATTTTGTGATAAAGGAATTCTTCTTAAAATTGTATCTGACTGTAACTTTCTATTCTCATGAGATTTGAAAATAAAAGAATGATCCTGTGTAGAAGTAGTTCCAATACCTATCTGAACGGTGCTCGCTGTTCCTATTTGACTGCGTGATTGGTATAGTGCTATTTTTGATATATTTGCTCCTGCAGGAGGGATAATAGGATCAACATAATAAGTTCTTCCAGATTCTAGACCAGATAAAACTTCTGTTTGAGGACTATAAACAACCGCATCACCTTGTATAAATTTTATATTTTGATTTGAGGGTGGTGTAAATTGTATGAAGCTATATTCTCCTGTTAAAAAGTCTTTTCCATCTAAACTTAAACCACTAGTTGTTTCTTTTATAATGTCAGTTGTAATATCATAATTAGGAAGAGAGTTTGATGCAACATATCCATCAGTATCACCATCAGTGTAAACATTTAATACGTCCGATATTAATACATCGTTTCCCTGCTCTATTTCAACTCCACTACTTGTTGCTGTTTCTATTACTCTTCTGATGTCGTATAACTGATTCGATGCAGTTGTAAATCCTACAATGTTATCTACTGAAATTTGATTTAAGTTGGTATCAATTGAACTAACCGTTCCTGTTCCTTCAATTATCTGCTGCTCTCTTTTCAGAATATGAAATGTATCACCAACTTTTAAATTAGATTTATCAATAGGTGCTCTCAATGTGTAAGTTGTTCCGACAATATCAACTTGGAATCTTGATGATGTATTATATTTCCAAGAATTAGCAAATACTTCCTTGTAATTTGAATTTTCATTTTTAATTTTTTCACCAACATTTTTTACAAAAATATTTTCTCCCTCATTTACAAGATTAATATCAGATAGAGTAACTAATTCTGAAAGAACTCCTGTAATTCTAAGATCAATTCTTTTTGATAAATCACCATTCTCATATCCAAAAATAGTTTCATTTGATCTAATATCATCAGCAGTGTTTATTTTTACACCAACACCTGTACATCCGAAGAACTGATTAATTGTTTTAGATGTATAATCAATATTATTTTGTCCACTAATTAAAGTTCCTGTTGCACCAAATCCAACTGTAGAGTCTACTGATATAACATCACCATTAACTGAAACATCTGTTAGTACTTTTGTTTTACCTGGAACAGTAAAAATACCCTCAATTAAGTCACGATCACTAAATCCAACAAATAAAGAAATTTTATAATATGTTTTTTGATCTCTTTTTAAAATTTCAACTTCGGATACAGATGCATTTGTAGAGGTGTCTGTAGATTTAAATATTGTCTGTCCAACTAAGTTTTGTGGGTCTCCTGTAGATGAAATTAAATCAGCTATGATTACTTCTCTTCTTATAAATTCTGCTCCAGAAGGTTTTATTAAATTTCCTTCAAGATCAAGAATAGTAGATTCGACACCATATAATACTTTGAATAATATTCTTACAGATTCTTCAATACCTTTTGATTGATAAAAAGAACGTGCAAATTTAACAAAGTTACCAACATCTAAATTGGCAGAAAAATCATTATCTTCTAAACCTGGTAAAAATGTTTTTTTAAGTTTTTTATAAAATTCTTGTAAAAATAAAACTGATAAGTTAGTAACTGTGCTACCATTAACGTGAGAAGATGCAGTTGTATCTTCAAAAACTAAACTCTCACGATTAATTTCTAAAAGTGATGAAGATATGCCTACATTATAACCACTAATACCACTAAAACCACGTATACATCCTGTAAAAGTTGTAGATGTAATTCCTGTGTAAGATATTATTTCATCATCTATTTTTAAAAGTCCATATTCAGTTGGAAAACCTTTAGTGCTTGGAACTGTAATAACTGTATCAGTATCCGAAACATCCGATAAAATACTTGTTGATCCAGTAACAACTTCAGGTACTAGATTATCAGATTTTAAATATTGGTCAAAGTTTCCTATAAGATCACTAGGACCTCCTTGAAACTCTTGTGAAATATAATATTGTTTAAAAAATTCAGCAGCGTTTGGGAAATCAGTCACCACAAATTCAGGTAACTGATTTTCAATAATAGTATTGACTTTTATTCTTTTGTCAATTTGTGACATAAATTATTTCCTCTCTAAATCTCCATTAGAGTAACTAGAAGTATAATAATCTCTAGTAAATACAACACCCGAAACATCTTCACCCGAAGCGATAACATCCTTAAACATATTTATTGTGCTTTTTGAAACGTCAAAATTTAAATATAAATCTTTCAATCCAACTACATCATTTGACTCTGGGAACGCTTGTACCTCAATAATATTATTCTCTGCTGCTGTTGATGTAATATTAATTGTATTTAAAATAATTTCACCCTTCATATAATCAACTATACCTGCATCTTTAATAAGAACTTGTTGTTTATCTCTTTGATTTTTAAAAACTACACTCAAAGTTCCCTTCATAGATCCATCGAGATTTCCAGATGCATCTTTATTTGGAACATCTGTAAGAAAAGCAGTTTCGTTTGATCCAGAAACTGTAAATCCAGTGCTCTTTATATTATAACCAGCGGGGTTTATATTAAAACGATTTCCAAAACATAATTCATACTGTGCAAATTGGTTTAAGAGTGCTTTAAGATCCCTTCTAATGATTACCTTTGTAATATTTGATGTAATACCATTGTCAACACGATCAATTAATGTATTTAATTTACTATACTTAAATCTGCCACCAAATTTATTTATTTCGATATTCCTAGCATAATTATCTAATGATGATACAATAGTTGTTCTTAAATTTGATGCTGAAGCGACCTGTGCAGGGTTATAATAGATTGTAGAGTTAAGTTCCACATATAGTATTTTTAAATCAACTATTGTGGCATTAATACCAGCAATAGCGTAGTTCTTAAGTTTATTTTTGATTTGTGTTTTGTCAAAATCTGATACATATGTACCACCTTTAGGTTTAATACTAATTTGAACTTGACCAAATTTTGGTGGATCTAATTCTTCTCCACCAACGACTGCAACTGACTCAGTTTTTGGAAAAATGTCTTGAATTATTGCCTCATAATCTCTTGGTGTAACTGCTCTATATTGTGCTGAGTAAAGTCTTGGAGCAAAATACTTAATAGAAGACACATCTTCAACTTCCGCACCATTAGAGGCACTAGAGACGGTAGTTACAACGATATTATCGATTGGTGTAAACAGTGTTCCGTCACTTTTTGTAAAAGATCCTTGGAAACTAAAATTAGATGGACCGTTACCATCTTCGCCATCAGTCACAAGATATTTTGCTGTTATAATAGAGTTATTTTCAAGTTTTTTACCAAAAAGATTATCACCAAATAATATTTCATATTTTTCGTCTTGTACTTCCTGTGCAAGGTAAATTTCTGAATTTTTATTGATGTTTAATATATTATCAACCATTGAATACTTTCTACCAAGTCCCACATCATTATTTCCTTTTACAAATACTCTTAATGTTGAGCTGTCAATGTTAGGACTATCAATTATAAACCTTTGATCTTGGGATGTATCAACTCTGTATACTCTTTGAAGCAGTGTTCCCTCATAAACAGTGATAGGATCATCAAATTGAGCAAAAGATACTCCATTTATATCACGGACACGAGATGATGTAACTTCATCAGGTATTGAGAAACGATAAGTTGTATTTTCTGAATTACCAACACATACAAGACCTGATCGAAGAGTTAAAAATCTTGGTGTGCTGGCGTTTGTAGTTCCTAAATTTATATCTGATATTTGTATTGATGCAACTGCTGCAGTCTTTGAACGTGGTACATATCCAATGTTACGTGCGAGTGAAACAACGTTTTCACGTATGGTTGCTGAATCAAGGAATGACTCATTTGCAAGTAAGTTTGCATTAAACGCATTAATATAAGTATTATAAGCAAGTGTATCAATTAAAACGGAGAAGTTTGAACCCTCAAAGTCAAAATCAGTGAAATTTGAGTTTGAACGAAGAAAATCTTTGATTTGTACTTTGATTTGATCAAAGTCTAAATTTGTAAACTGTGTAAAGGGCATATTATCTCGTAGGTTCTAATAAAAAGGTGAATGATTGAGTTGGAACATCCAATCCATTGATCTCAAAAAGCACTTTTACCTCTAAAGTATTGTTATCCATTAGAGCATTGACTTCTACACCAATTTCACCAACTCTTGGTTCAAAGTTTCTGATTGTGTTACGTACTTGATCCTCTATAACCATTACAGTTGATCTTTCAAAGTTCTCAAATAGAGAATCTCTGATGTCTGTACCTAGAATTGAGTTAAAAAACCTCTCTGTTGGTATAGTTTCGACTAAATTACGCACTGATCTGGTGATTGCTCGCTCATTTGTAAGCACAGGTAGGTCTTTCGTCACTGGATGTGGTGTAAAAGACAAACTGATATCCTTAAATGCTCTTGATTTGCGTTGAATCGCCATTATTAATGCTTTTAGATTTATTTATACCCTATCTTGCATAATCATTCATTACATAATCATCGGTATCAAAGTAATTTAATATCCACCATGCTACACTACGTGGATTTTTGCCTCCACAAGTAAAAATATCGATTGCTACACACCCTTTTTCTGGCCAAGTATGGCAAGAAAGGTGACTTTCTGCTAAAGAGATGAGAGTTGTCACTCCATAGGGTTCAAATTGATGAGTGAAGGTGTTAAGAACAGTCAACCCTTCAGTTTCAACTGCTCTTACCATTGTTTTTTCTATTTTTTCGGGGTCATTTAACTTTTCAAAGGGTACATTATACACTTCAAGGAGTAAATGAGTGCCCATATGAGCATTTTTTACGTGTTTCATCCCAATTCTGGTTCAAATGGTTTTCTATCGTCAGTTTTTTTCCTTTCTTTTGCTGTTTTCCAGAAATAATTGTCTTCTGAACCTAATCCCATGCGGTCATGACCACTCTCAATCTGATAAACTTTGGTAGAAACCTTAAAATCAGGTGTTTTTGGTGTCTCAGGAGTCAATGAGTTGTCATAAATCCTCATTCGATTGTTTGGATAGAGGCAATATTGACCATTATCAAGTTCAATAATGTTATGAGACTTGTGTTCAGCGGGTACTTCACTGGTTGAGTAGTCAATTGCATCTACATCAGAGTGATAATTGTCAAGAGTGCATACATAAGTTCCAGTTTGATTACCAAAGTCCCTTGTCATTACTTCATAATGCATACTTCCGATAAATTGCTTCTGAACTGCAACAATTCCATAGTCCATACAGTCCCAAAACTGTAAATTATGCAATGTCATATCAGGATCAGGTAATTTTGGTCGTGAAAGAAAGGCACTAATTGGTAATTTGTCATACATTGCTGCATAATCAGGTAAAAATGTCTCAAAATAGAAAGCACGACCAGGTAAACTCTTTGCAGTTACCCAAACTCCCTTTACAAATTCACCGTGACCACTTTGATGGTCAGTTAAATATTCTTTTCTTACCCATACATCTTGTGCGGGTAGGTTTACAATCAAAGTACTCATAGTTTTAATCGTTTTTTAACATCTTCTTCAGTCATTTCCCACTCTCTTTCATCAGGACGATAATAGGTTGTAAGTTCTTCACCTTCTGTAATATCGCAGATAGCATAGAGATCGTGTTCATGTCTATCCCAAAATATGTTTGGAGTATGTGAGTGATTTATATAGTATTCAGTGTAGAGCATATTTAAAGGAATGTCAATCGTGTATGTTTGGTTATCATAATTATACATACACATTCGGTCTATAAACTTTAGTATATTTGGTTCAACGAGACTTGAGATTAACTTCTCAGGTATTTCATAATCAATTAAGTCTTTATAATTATCCCTATGGTAAAGACATTCATCCTTTTTAATATTTTTCAAAGCAAAAACACCAACTCCTGCTCCCTCGATTAAACTTGGTTTTAAGCAGGTTTTGATGTTTTGGATCGATGAAATCATATCATCGTAACTATACATTAGCGTCCCTGACCTCTGTATCTTTTACGAGCCGAGTTACGGGAGGTTGCCGAGTATTTCGAGTGTTTTCCCAACCCTTGACGAGTTTTTTTGGGTCTTGCCTCAGTAATATAAGTGCTACCCATCATTCCAGTTCTTTTAGCCATTTAGTGGTTCCTCAATATAAGGTTCATAAGTAATATCTTTTGATGTGAGTGTCTTATTATAATAGCACTCAACTGCAAGATCTTCCATAATGTCGAAGAGTTCGCTCTCTGATACATTCCAGAAGATCACCTTGCCTTTGCGTAGAACGTTATAACGCTCTATTTTTTTCTTTTGTTTTTCTTCTTGCTCTTGTTTTTGTCCCATTGGTAGAATACGAAAAGTCCGATAGAGATCCAAAAGATCAG